ATTTTTATCAACATCGTCTAAACTTCTTATCTCTATATAATTCATTGAGTTTTCAAGTTCCCACTGACTTCTAGGTCTCTCAATTCTGTATAGAATTTTATTTTCTTTTTCATTTATGACAGGGGTGATGTAGGGTTTTTCTGGGTGTCCTGTAAATACATCTTGCATACCATACTTGCCATAGCTAATTTCCACATTAGGCGTATACTTGAAACGAACTAATGTATTCTCATTATTACCATTTAAGATAAAACTATAAATCCATAACTCATCATCAATATATCTATAACCGTTATGTGTACCATGACCCCCACCTACAATCAATGAGCTGTCTATAAATTGACCATTAGGTCTTAAACGACTTAGCATATAGCCATTATTTCTAGCTTGTGTCATGTATACTATGCCTGTTCTATTATCAAACCAGAAGGATTGCATTACTGCATTTGTAAGAGGTGCAAGTTCTGTCACAAATAAAAATTCTTGCTTATCAGGTTCAAAACGATACTCGATATCAAGAATTTCTTGTTTGGTCTTATTTAATTCTCTTATAGTTTCCTCTTTATTAATTTGAGTTTTGGTTTCCCAATCGTCTAAATGTTCTTTTAATGTGTCAAAGGTTTCGCCGTTTACATTAACTCGAGCTTGAACAATCTCATTAGCACTGTTATTACGTGGTGCCACAACAAGTGCGTTAATTTGACTTTGTAAAGATTTGTTTACTGCTGCTTGCGATCTACCATTATAATAAATTTGCTCAGCGAAGTGTTGAATTGTTTTAGCTTTCTGATGCAACTTAAACTCTGTTGTCAAGCCAAGCGCAAATTGCTCTATTCTTTGTAAGTTTTGTATTTCCTTAGCTCTATAATCTCGACCTGCTAAAGCTCCCAAATCCTTTATTAAATACAAATTTTCCATAATGCACCTTCCTTTCTAATAAAATAGCACTGTACCAAGTTTCCCACTATCGTCAACTGTTATTTTCCACAATTTACCGTTTGGGGATTTCTGTACAATGCTATTTTGAATAATTCCTGCTTCGCCTATTTTTAAATTATCTAATTTATTTTTATCATCTACCGAAATGATACCGTCTTGAGGCAATCCATCAATATCACTACTGCCTGCATAAGGTATCCCATTTATAGCTTTCCAATGTGTAGCTGGAAAGTACTGTTTATCGTTTTCAAGTAGCGCTTTGATTTTAACTTCTTCTGTTGCCATTATATTAATACACTCCCTATATCCATTGTCTCGAAAGGAGAATTCAAAGTACTAGTGTATAAATGATTTATACGATTTGCTTGATAGTTATATCTATTATCTTGTGCAATAACTCGTCTGTTAAGCGCTTGTTGAATTTGTACCATATCTTTTATTTCATTGCTGAAAGACACTTCATCTATTGCGTTTACAAATGGATGTGACCTATCAAGTTTAACAACCTTTAATTCAGTGTTATATCCCATTAATTCATGAACAAAGAATACGCTATCTCTTGGCTCTATTTTTTCATAACCTATATAATTAACATCTAATTCAGTCTTAGGAGTATCATTTATTTGCTTTTTTGCAAATTCTAACAGCTTATCCTGTGTTTCGATATCTTCATTTGTTTGCGTATTAGCATATCGAATCCCAAACTGCTTTGCACTATCTGCGACGTAGTCAACAATTGCTTTGTATTGATTGCGACCTGAGTTGTCAGCAATTAAATTTAAGACTGTTGATTTTTCAGTTCCAACATACATACAAGGCTTAGCTTTTTTATTTGAAGATATATCAATTCTATTTTTGGGGTCTTCTCCTAAAAATATCATTTCTAAAACGTGCTTGCCTTTATCAATATTTTTTATTAAATCTATTGTTTCAGACTGAACCGACTTAGCAAAACAAGAAATTTGCTTAATTTGCTTGCCGTCTAAAATCAACTTATATATTCCACCTTGAGAGCCCTTTTTTATTGTAAATCTAACTGTTTCATTACCATACTTGCAATCAAAGTTAATAGTAGCTTTAGACCCAATTGTTGCGGTACGATAAGTACCTTCTTTTATAAAACCATTTGAATATTTAATGTCAGTTGTTCTAATAGGATTATAATTTTTCTTTTCCTCAGCTGTATACTTTTTTCCAAAAACTTTTATAGCTGTTCTTAATTCCAATGTACTGACAGTTGCAGATACAGTATCAGTATTATATTGATATCGAATCACTTTCTCGCTTCTTTGATAAAATGTTTCAGGAGAATAAAAACATATCTCCGTATCATTTGGATAAATAATACAACCAAACAAATCTACTGCTTCTTTACAATATTCTAAGCCATTTTTATTACCTAATTCATCAATTGGTATTTTTCTTTTAAAATCTCCAATTATTTTATAGGTCATCTTGACTGACGTTTTTTGATTTGCAAATCCATATCTTAAGTACTCATCTAAAGAGTATTCTGGCGTTTTACCAGTTTCGCTACTGTCGTCATCAAGCTTATTTGATTCCACTGAGTGATTTTGAAATTCATACATTATGTGATATGCCGTAACTTCAATAAAAACTTTATCACCTTCAACCTTTGGCGCTGTCTGCTTAATTGTGTATTTTTCACCATGATAAATTATGAAGTTTTCACAAATCAATAAATCAAAAACAAAACTATTATGAGTAGTTCTATAAACTGTAAAGGTGATGTACCTAGCTTCATTCAGTTCATAATATTCTTTAAAAGAACCGTAATCTACATCTAGTAAATTTTCACAAATCAATTCATTAAAATCCATTACTGATAAATGATCATGATAATCCATTAAATCACCTACCTATAAATAAAAGGAAACTTAAATGTAGTTTTAATATCACTGACGTCTCCTTTAATCTTAAATTCATTTTTACCTGGCGCTAATGTTATAATGCCTCTATTTGTATCAATTCCCACTCTATTTATATCTCGATATGCATACACACCATCTAAAACAAAATCAGTGTTTTTATCTATACTTTTGTTGTACTTAAAAATATCACCTGTTGTATAGTTAACCAGTTCAAATCCTCCACTCCCATTTAAATTAATTAATATTTTCAAATCGTGCTTGAATCGTGGATTTATCGTATCAGTAGAACCGTTCCAAATAGTAAATTGATTTGATGTATGAGTATATTTAGGTGTGAAATCAAGAGGAATTCCATTTTCAAACATCCAATTAGAGTCGAATAAGAACTCGCTATCGGTCCAATTAACTGATTCAGAATACCCTTTATAAACATTTAAACTTACTTCAATTTCAGTTGAAGAACCATCTTTTAAATTAGATGTAACATTAGCTGTATTCACTGCATATTTAACACCAGGCATTTGAGAAGTAATAACATAATAAGGATGTCTGCGATTAAACACAGATCTAAACCAATGCTCAAATAAATTTAAATCTATAACATCTATACCATCATAGCCAAACCTTAATACTAATGAAAAAGGCGCAAAACTAATTGCGCCCGGTAAAATACCATCTACTCCGTTAATAGTTACACTGTTATCATTGGTGTTTGGACTTTCAGCCCTTGCATCTAAAAATATAAGCTGATTAAAATCTGTTATTACTTCTTCCTTGTAACCATCTATGATTTTTACAAAAGATTGCATTAATTAGTCAAACCTCCCATATAATTATTTGCATTTGCTCTATGCCCACTTTGTTTTGACAATATTTTTTCTAAACCTCTAATTGCATCATTAGAACCTAAGTTATTATCCTGAGAAGAAACAGTTTGAATCAATGCATCTGTTAATTTATTTCCTTTATCACTTAACATAACAATTTGTTTCAACAATTTTTCAACTGTAGAAGTATCATTATTTACAGTGATGTTATTTGGCTTGCCATCCATACCGATGATGCGCATAACCTGTTCAGTTAATTGAATTGCTCGTTTACGTCTAGTTAAAGGGATAACCATCTCCTGTTTATCTCCTTCACCCACTTCAGCAAGTTGATGCTTTGTAATCAAACCACCATTCGCATATCTTCTTGGACCACTTGGAGACCAACCACCTCTTGGGTTAAACTGTGAGCGCCAATATCTGTTGTTAAAGAACGCTAATAACTGATCGTAACCACTATATATATTGTTGTGACCTCTAACAGCATAATGTCTAAATGTTTGTGGGATATATTGAAGCAATCCTTTTGCTGGATTGCCCTGTAAAACGTTGATGTCTCTAAGCGCACTAGATTGAGTTATACCTGCATTTCCTCCTGATTCGTGTTGAATCAAGCTAATAATATTTCCTACATCACCCGAAGTAACATTAACACCCATTCGTTTTGCTGCACGACGTATATCGCCTGCCCAAGCAGATGCAGCCTTATTAACACCTGAACCACTTCGAACGCCACTACCTTTAAGTGACTTCAACCATTTTTCTGGATCTTTAGCTGTATCATTCCCTGGATGCGACCCTTGCATCAATTGGAAATGTAAGTGTGCTCCTCTAACGAAATTACCTGTAGCACCTGATTTCCCTATCAGTTGACCAGCTTTAATACGTTGGCCTTGTCTTGCTAATTGCTTAGATAAATGCATATACCAGTTCCATTCGTTAGCACCGGTCTTAATTTGTATAGAATTACCGCCACCGTAATCAGTCCATACTTTATCAGCTATACCGCCTTTAACAGCATAAATGTTCGTTCCAGTAGGCATTTGAAAGTCGATACCATAGTGACGACCGCCATTAAAGTTAAGTCCACCTGTGTAGCTCCCAAACCTTTGCCAAATTGGATGGTCAAATAGATAGCTTCCATCGCCTCCACCACCAAAATCTTCAAACCACGATTTTACTTTGTCTACTAATTTCTTTTTGAGCAATGAGTACGCGCCTTTAGCAATTTTTACTGTAGCGTTAGCTCCGCCTCCAAAATTAATATTTAAACCTGACATTACTTTATTTACTAGTTTCCCTGGATGTTGTACATAATCCCACACATCGCCGATTTTATCGCCTAACCAAGATGCACCATCTTTGATTTTATCGCCTGCGGCTTCAACCATTTCTTCTGCACCTTTTTTGATATTATGAGCTGTGTTTTTAGCTTTAGAACCGAAGTCCCCTGCTTTTTTACCAAGATTTTCAGTAACTTGTTCCATCCATTTTTTCTTTTTCGTACCACCATGGAATTTTGGCAAAACACCCATCCGCTGTAACTTCAGAGTGTCATTGGCATTTATTACACTATCTCCAACTCCTAGTGGAACAACCACATCTCGTCCTTGGGGTGCATGGAATGTTCCGTCAGCCCTGTGAATTACTTCTTGAACTCCACCGCCTGGGGCGTTTCCAGAACCTCTATCATTTAATACAGCAAATGTCGGTTGCGTTAATGCTCCCGAATTATCGGTAGCTACACCCTTTCCTGCTAAAGTACCAGTAGACAATGTAGGTATTGGCTTGATGAGATTTTTATCAGTAATGGCTTTAGATATTTTATTAATACCGCCAATCATGCTATTCAAACCGCCAATAGCTTTATTAGCAACATTTTTACCTAAATCAGCCGCAGCTCTTCCCATGTCTTTACCAATATCTCTAATCCAATCATATGTTTTTGATAGCCATTTTCTAAAACCATTAAATACTGATTTAGCGTTAGACCATGCCGAACTTGAAATTGCATCAAAACGATCGTGGGCTCTTGAATACATATCCCCAGTCCAACCTTTTAAAGATTTGTATGAGTTACTAAACCATTTCGATGTTCCTTTCCAAACGGATTTTGCATTCGACCATGCTGTACTAGAAATATTATCCCATTTCGAGCGCGATTTATTAGCCATATCTGTTAGCCAACCCTTTGCACTTTTATATGCGTTGCTAAACCATTTTGATGTGCCTCTCCAAATAGATTTTGAATGCGCCCAAGCTTTATCTGAGGCATCTGAATACTTTTGCTTAGTTTGATTGTAAATACTTCCTGTAGTCGATTTAACAGATTGCCAAGCTTTTCCAAACCATTTACCAGTACTATTAGCTATAGCCTTAGTGTGATATCCTACAGAACTTTTGGCTGAGCTCCAACTTGAACTTAATTTGCTTGGAATTCCTTTGATTCCACTCCACATTTTTTTCATTTCGCCGCCAAAATGATTAGCATTTCTGCCCATTTTACTAAAGGCTTCACCAGTTTTAGTTTTTACGCCGTCCCAAGCATTTCCAAACCATTTCTTTATATTTTCTCTGTTTCTACGAGCTGTTTCTTCTTGTTCTTTAGCGTATTTATCACTTTTCTTCTTTTGGTCTTCTCTAAAGTTAGACCACCAACTTTTAAGACCATTCCACCACTTTTCAGTATTTTTATATACACGTCCACTGGATAAATCCATTTCTTTATCAATATCTTTATTTTGCTTTTTAACAACGTCTACTACAGCATCTTTTTTAGATTTTGCCTTTCTTACTTCATCCTTATGTCTTTGATCAGCAATAGCTAACAATTTATCTTTTTCAGACTTAGAAAGGTTGACGTTATTTTTTATAGCAATGACATCATCTTCATACTGCTTATCCACTTCTTTTTTTCTTGCTTTTCTTGCTTTTTCTGCTTCTTTAATTGCTTTGCTCGCTTCGTCTATTGAATAAGCATTTCTGTTTCTTTGCATTCTTACTAAAATACGCTCTTGCTCTTTTTCAGTCTTACTCAATTCTTTAACAGTGATGTCACGTCTTTGATTTTCAAGCTTTTCAATTTCTTTTCTTTCATTTTCTGAAATCTGACCATCACTTAAAGCTTTTTCTTTCAATTCTTTGATTTTCTGATTGAGTTCTTGCTCTTTTTTAATTCGCAAGTCATTTTTTTCTTTAGTTCTAGTTAAAATGTTTTGCTTTTCTTGTTCATCGAATGCACTATACTTATCAATAAGTTCTTGAGTTTTTTCGAGTTCCTTTTTATTTCTTTTTTCTATTTCAGCTATAAGGTTATTAGATAAATCCGCTTCAATTTTCAAAAGTTTTTTTGCTTTGTCTTCTGTTATTTGACCCGAGTTTAAACGTACTTTTTCCATGATTCTGTTGTTCTCTTCAGAATAGTGTACGTATTTTTCTAAAGCTTTTTCTGTTTCTTTTGAAACACCTTTCCCCAACACTTTTACAGTATCAGATGCTTTTTTAGAAGCTGTGCCCATGGTTTGCATAAATCCTTTAAACTTGTTGACTCCTACTTTCAGAAGGTCATCGTCACTCAAAGATTTATAACCATCTTTCATATCCTTTGAAAACTTTTCTTTGAAGCTTTTGCCTATACTTCCAAGATAATTTTTAAACTCTCCTAGCTTCCTAACAGCACCGCCAATAATTTTGCCACCAAAAAACTTTATAGTTTCTCCTAAACCGTTAATACCGTTTCTGAACCATTCCACACGATCATATGCGGTTTTAAAAACTTTATATGCAATTGTAATAGCAGTTATTGTAGCACCTATAGGTCCTGTTAAAAACTTTAAGGCTACACCAGCAAATCTTGCGCCTCCACTTACTGCAAATAAGGATTTTGCGGCTAATCCTAAACCGTTTTTCAAAAGTTTGAACGGTAAAATTGCTAGCTTTGCAGAATTTTTCAAAACATTTATAGGTTTTAAATTAAACAACATAGCTCCGGCTAATCCTTTAAAGCCTTTTGACGTTTTTCCTGTTGTAGAACCAAGAAATAATGTTTGAAGACCTAAAGATTTCATTGCTTTTGAATTGGTATTAGAAAGAATTGTATTTTCAGCAATGCGTCTATTTAATGATGCATAGCCTTTAGCCGCGCTCCCAACTGCACGTATTAATAAGCCACCAGCAAGAACAGCAGGACCAATAGATGCACCAAAAATTGCTAAGCCTACCGAAGCCTTTCTAACCCAACCAGGAAGATGTGTAAATCCATCAACTAATTTTGTTAATCCTTCCGCACCTGCTCTAATCATAGGCGTTAAATCTTTACCAACTTCAATTGCTAACGATTCAAAAGCGCCACCTAATTGTTCCAGAGCACCTTTGAGGTTATCTTTCATCAAATCAGCTGCTTTTTTACTTTCACCATTAGAGTTCTTCAATGATTTGCTATAGCTATTAATTTTATCTGGACCCGCTTCAATCAAGGCTAAAAATCCACTTGCTGCTTCAGTGCCAACTATTGTAGCCACTGTTGCTAATTTTTGTTCTCTCGTCATGCCTTTCATGTTATCTTGGAACTGTCTAATCAATTCGCCCATTCCAACAAACTCACCTTTAGCATCAGACAAATGAATACCTAATTTTTTCATTTCCTTAGCTGTACTTTTACTTGGATTAGCTAGCCTAATAAACGAAGCTCTTAATGCAGTACCTGCTTGAGACCCCTCTAAACCTGAGTTAGATAAAACTTCAATTGCTGCAGAAGTGTCCTCTATTGAAACTCCTAATGCTTTTGCTGGAGTACCTGCATATTTTAATGCATCTCCCATATATTGAATATCTGCAGCACTATCATTTGCTGATCTCGCAAGTAAATCAGCAACATGATTTGCATCAGATGCTTTTAAACCGAAAGAGTTAATCGCTGAAGCCATTACAGTTGCAGTTGTAGCCATTTCTGCACCACTTGCTTCTGCTGCGCTGATAACACCTGGCATAGCCTCCATTGTTTGTTTGGCATTAAAGCCTAAAGCTGCCAATTCTTCCATACCTTTAGCAACTTCGTTAGCACTTTTACTTGTTTTAGCTCCTAAGTCAACCGCTTGATTAGACATGCTTTTTAAGTCTTTACTGCTTGCTTGTGCAATCGCTCCAACTCGAGACATTTGCCCTTCAAAGTCTGCACTCGTTTTTAATGCTGCACCTAAACCTAAAGTAATCGGTGTAGATACGCCCATCGTCATTGTACGTCCCAGGGAAGTCATTTTGTCTCCAATAGAACTAAATTTCTTTGACATGACATCCGCTTGACTTGCAAGTTCACCGAAATGACTTTGAGCTATCATTTGTTCTTTGTTAAAAGTCTTCATTTCGGATGAAGCTTTATCTATTGAACGCTCCAAATTATTTAAAGCAGCTTTTTCTTTATTAACAGCTGTTTCAGCTTTTGCGACATTAGCGCTATGATTCTTAATAGTATTGTTTAAATCATTAAATTCTTTTTCTGTTTGCTTTAATTTAGTATTAGTTTTAGCGTAAGAACTTTCAATTTTATCATTTGATTTTGAAAGATTGTCATTTTGCACTTTTAGTTTTTGAACTTGATTGCCTTCTTGTTTATATTGTTCAACAAGTGCTTTATGCTTAGCGGACTGCTTCTGTACTGCGTCACTTGCTCTTTTTAGTTGTGCAGTAGTAGCTTGGTTACTATTCTTAAGCTTTTGTTCTGCATCTCTCAACTGTTTAAGTTTTTGATACGCATCTTGTTTACGTTGATTTGTACGTTTATATTGATTTTCAGCTTTTTTAAGTTCTGTATTCGATGATTTTAAGGCTTCTTTAGATTTATCAAGAGCTAATTTTTCTTTTTTATTGGCTTCTACTAACTTTAAATATGCTTTCTCAACATCTTTTACACTGGATTTAGCTTTTTGGTAATTAGCGTTAACTTGTTTAAGCTCATCTTCTACTTGAGAATACATCTTTTTTTGAACTTTAAGCCTATCATTTAACCCCTTAATTCTCGCCTGATATTTTTCCATTGATTTTTCAGACTTATCAAATGCTGACAGATTAGCTTTCATTTCACTATTAACAACACCTAATTGTCGCTTTAAACCTTTCATGCCTTCTTGGACACCTAAATGGTCTAATTTCAGCTCCAAGGTCATGCCTTCTACTTTTTCATTCATATTAACCTCCTTTCTAGCTTCCAAAAAGTTTTCTTAAATCCGTACCTGTAATGACTTTTTGTTCACTTTGTTTTTCTTCAGTCTCTTCTTTATTCTCTTCATTAAGTATTTCTAAAAGTTTTACATACGGCTGTTTTCTGACTTCAGTTAATGTCCACCCATACTGCTCCATACAGAAACGTTGTATTTTCTTAATGTTCGATAAAATGTCTTTTATTGAGATTATTCTTCTGTCTTTCCCATCTCTTCTGGTTCAGTTTCTGAATCTTCTTCATCTTCACCATTGATTTCTCGAAATATATCTTGTAAGGCTTTTGTATAAGTTTTAGTACTCATCTTGTTCAGAACATCTTCTTCAGTCAATCCTTCATCTTTAAATAAATCTACTAATAACTGTCGCTCTTTTTGTCTCATTTTTGTTGCGTTAGGTGCTTCTTTTTTATTCTCTTGATTTACTAATTCTAAATACTCATAGCATTTTTCTGCTTCGCCCATTGTTACATCTTCTTTTGTATAGCTCTCTGTTTTTCCTGTTTTACGATCTTTAATTTCAAATTTAACCATTGTATTAGCTCCTTTTATTCAAATAAAAAAGACGCAGATATACTGCGCCTTAAATCCCTATCCGTTTGTTACTGTCACTGAAATTTGTCCTGACTTATCGCTTCCATCAGTAGACGTAGCAGTGATTACTGAAGTACCTTCAGCTACACCGTGAATTGCTCCTGTTCTCTCATCAACAGTAACAAACTCTGGATGTTCACTTGTATATTTCAACGTTTTATTCGTTGCTGTACTTGGTGCAATGTTTGGCTCAACATTGTCATCGGTATTTACCATAATTGATTTAGTTTCTGGTGTAAATGATACGCCTGAGACTAGAATTGGATTGGTTTTGAATTGAGGTACATCAACTTTACTAGATTCTTTACCATTTTCTTCCCATGCCACTTGGTAAGTACCTTTTGGATAAGTTGTATCCGCTTCTAAATTAGATAAAGTTACTGACACTTTGCCTTCACCTTGTTCAGAAGCTACGACGTCGTCTCCTTTATAAACCTTTAAAGTTTTAGTCATAAATTATTCTCCTTTGATTTATTTTGAAAGCCCCTATTCTGCTGAAACTGTTGCAGATTTTGAATTAACTGCTACTTCAACATTTTGGGGGTTAGCTGGGTAACGAGCCTGCAGAATCCTCTGAATGATCTTCACTGTCCGTGTATCCAACGAATACTTTTTTGAAGAATTCTGCTTCTCCTTCTTTACCTTCATGATACCCGTATACAATACCTTGTGGAGTACCATCAACATCAACTTTTCTGTTCATCCAGTCACCAGTTAATTTTGTTGGCTCTGGTGCTTCTGCTTTTTCTCCTCGTGTTTTAAATTCAATTGAATCCAAGCTAAAAGTACCTTTAAGTAGCGCAACGTACACTGGTTGACCTGTTAAACCATCTTCAGATTCTCCAATAACTGTTACGTATGGTGCTCTTGTATTCTCTCCTACCCAAGATGTACCATTTTTATCTTTAGTACGACCAATAACTGTATTTAAATCTTCACTTGGGATGTTAAAAATACTCATGTCAGACTTAACTTCATTAGTACCTTGTTTTTTCATCCAAACACGTTTGTTAGATGCAAACATATCTACTAAATCTGGTGCTAAACCTGTGATATTTAGATCAACTGTACCACCTTTTTCATCTTCCCATGTCATGCGTTTAACTACTTTTGTTGCTTCTGGGTTAAAAACTCCAACGTATAATCTTTTAAAACCTACTTTATAAGAACCTTGTCCTTCTGCCATTGCTTATTTCCTCCTTAAAAATTAAAAAGCACACCTATTCGATGCGCTGATTTTTATAATATATATTTTTTGGTATGCCTTGATAACGTCTCGACATCACATAACGTTTAGTTTCTTCAAAATAAGCATCTAACTGACTAGATGCTTGAATTAAATTTTGTTGATATAACAGGTATCTTATTCGTTTTGTTATATCAATTGTTTTCTGATTATTTGAAGATTCTACATCTATTTGAATTAAGTATTCTTCACTAAGATATTTATCAGACATAAAGTCTGAAGGTAAATCATAAATAGGTGTAATAACAACAAAAGGTTTGGAAGTTTCAGCATTTTCAGTGACTTTATAATAGTATATTCTAGAATTTATATATGTTTGGAGCTCTGCATCAGATAATAAAATTCCTTTTACAGTGTTTAATATATTCATTTATCTGGCCAACTCCTTTTTTATAATTTCTCTATACTTACGTTCACTAGCAGCTAATGTTTTTGCAATAACTCCAAAACCTCTTGGTGTATATTTTTTACCGTCTCTTGTATAACCATGTTCATTCAAGTGAATAATGTTTTTGCGATTCATAGGACCTACCCATTCAATTAAAACAGCTCTTTCTTGACTGCCAACTTTTGTATAAGGTTTAGATTTAGTCATTTCTTCTATACTAGCACCCGTATCTTTAAAACTCTCGAATTCTTTCTTTAAAGTCTTTATAAAAAATTCAGATGCTTTATTTAAAGCTCTATCACTCTTAGCTTGCATTGCTTGTTTACCGTATACCGATTCTAATTTCTTCAACACTTCAGGTATCCCTTTAATTTCTACACTCATTTTTCTGATAAAACCACTGTATTATAGCCAATATCTGGTGTATCAATTCTTATTTCTACAATGTTGAATAATTTATCGGAATATAATGCACTGTCAATTTTAACTAAGTGATTTGTTTGTGGTAGATATTCAATTTTAGAAGACCTAACAATTATGGTTAATCCTGATTTTGATTCAGTCGTTTTTAAAATTTCTCTATCTTTCATAGAAGGATTATATATTTTACAAAAGCAACTATACAATTTCATTTTTTCCTCTTCATCTGGATATGGTCCTTTGTTTATATATTGAAAAAAATACGCGCGATCTTTAAATTCATTAAATTCCATTTAAAAATCACCTACCACTTTTTTAATTTCAAAATCATTTTTTGCAATCCTTTTTCATTAAACACCTTGCTTCTAGATTGGTCATTTGAGTATCCACGACTTTCATAATCTCTTGCAATGATATATTTAATCGCTGTACAAAAAAGCGGGTATTCCAAGTCATCTTTGTCATAATCTGGAACCCCACTTAATAGTAATTCAGACTTAGCCGATTGAATGAGACCTTCAATTAAATCATTTTCGAAATTATAGTCAATTCTCAACCACAATTTAATTTCTTCTAAACTCATTTCATCACCCCTATTCGGCTGATATTACAGCTGATTTAGCCTTAGCTGTTACATTAACCTTTTGGGGCTTAGCTGGGTAATGGACCTGTATTTTCTTTTGCTTTTGCAATTCTGAATGCACTGTCTAATGTACGTTGCTGATCATACCATGCTGTTAATACAAACAAATATTCGCCTTTTTTAACATCTTTATCAGTGTCATAAGTTGTTCCATCATAGTTAATTCCAAAATAATTGAAATCTCCCACAATAGGTTTAACTGCTGCATCTGTAAATACTACTGGTTTGCCAAATACTTTTTCTGCTGGTGTGTCAAAGAAATTTGTTGTTCCATTTGAAAGAACACTAATAATTTTGACATAATCTGCATATCGCATATAAATTGTTGCGTTATCACGATAATCTTCATGTAAATCTGCTAAAGCGTTAATAATAGCATCATACATGTCTGCTCCCTCAACTTCTTTAACAGATCCATTATAAAATGACATGTGTTCTAATCCAGATTTAGGACTTACTGCTAAGGCATCTTTACGCTCTTTAGCTGCTAATCCTGATTGTAGTGCGTTTTCAACCCAGTTTACTAAATCTACATCTGATCCATGAATTACAGTATCTGAAATTGCAGCAAATACTTTGAATTTATTAGTAGTGAACTTGACTGTATCACCTTTTGCTTTTAATTCTTTTGCTGTTTCTACGTCTGTAATGAAATCATCATCGTCTAAAGTGTATGAAACTCTTGGAATCTCTAAACCTTTAATGTTAGTTAGACGAGCTTTTTCACGTAATTGGTTTTTAGCAAATGGTTCTGAAACAATTTCTTTAGAAAGTGTTTTTGGTAAGAGCTTATCTCCACCTGAATCATTTCCTGTTGGTAAAGCGTGTAATAAACGTTGTGCCTCCATTGAAGGTTTTTCAAATTCATTTGGTAAAATCGCGTGACGATAAAACTCTGCCTTAGCTTTAACCATCTTCTCATTATCACTTAAAGATTGATAAGCTTCTCCTTTATCTTTAACTTTCGCTTTTTCTTTCTCTTCAATGTCTTGCACTTGTCTTTCAACAATGTTAAATCTTTGTTGTAAACCTGCTTTTTCTGTTTCTAGTTGTTTGATGTCTTCCATATCAATATTTGGATCTGTTGCTTTCTGACTCAATTCATCATTTTTATTTTTTAATTGTTGTCCAATCATACCTAAGGATTGTTTTAATTCATATAATGTCGGCATTTCATTTCCTCCTAATAATTCATTGTCATTTTTAAAATTTCGCATTCGCGTTTAATTTTTTCTCTTTTTTCTTTTTCTTCTAGTGACATACTTTCTTTAGGTGTTTCAACCAATTCAGATGTATCTACATCATCAATTTTAGTGATTTTGTCTACATCTTTCTTTAAATCTTCTGGGACGTTCTCGAAACGCTTATATTGCTCTTTAGAGATACTAGCAGCTATTTCATTAGCTCCTAAAATTTCATCTATCAAGCCGAAAGACAAGGCTTCTTCTGCAGTAAGCCAAGTTTCTGCATCTAACATCTGTTTTAAGTGTTCTTGATCTAAATCTTTTGCTTTATCTAAATAAGCTGAATTACTAACAGCATCTGTTTTTTCAAGTAAATCCGCTGTCTTTCTTAATTCTTCTGCATTACCTACAGTCATAACCCATGAATTATGAATCATTAAAAAACTATTTTTGTGCATAAAAACAGTATAAAAATCTAATTATCCGCATAAACACTGGACTTATCACACTTTATCAAGGTCAAAACCACTCAATTTACTACTAATTTACTACTTATGAATGAGCTTTGATACGACGATTTATCCTTGAAAAGTGAAGATACAAAGATACTTCCAATAAAATTGAATATTTAATAGGTAGACACTTCAAAAAATGAGGTGTCTATTTTTTTACCCAATATTTGAAAGGAAGTGAACTTATGAAAACAGAAAATCAAGAATCAAAAGGTCGCTCCCCTCCCTTTAAGACCATCAAACAAACAAGATTTATCAAACAATAAAAAGAAAGGATAGGTAAAAATATGGAACTTAAATTTGTGATTCCCAACATGGAAAAAACATTTGGCAATTTAGAATTTGCTGGCGAGGATAAAGTAGAACAGCGAAGAATCAACGGACAATTAACTGTCTTATCTCGAAGCTACAACCTCTATTCTGACGTTCAAAGAGCAGATGATATTGTGGTGGTGCTTCCTGCTGAAGCTGGAGAAAAACATTTCGGCTTTGAGGAACGTGTAATGTTAGTCAATCCACGTATTACCGCAGAGGGCTATAAAATTGGTACTCGTGGATTCACAAATTACCTTTTACATGCGGACGACATGATAAAAGAATAAAGAAAGAGAGGAAAAATGATGAGATTACCTAATGGCATTGTATTAGATAAAGACGCTACATTTGGAGAATTAAAGTTTTCAGCACTCCGTCGTGAAGTACGAATCCAAAATGACGACGGTACGGTTTCAGATGAAATCAAAGAACGTACCTATGATTTAAAATCCAAAGGGCAAGGACGTATGATTCAAGTGAGTATTCCTGCCAGTGTTCCTTTGAAAGAGTTTGACTATAACGCAAAAGTGGAAATCATCAATCCAGTTGCAGATACCGTCGCTACCGCTACCTTCCGAGGGGCAGATGTTGACTGGTATATCAAGGCAGACGATATTGTATTGACGAAAGATTCCAGTACCTTTAAAAATCAGCCACAACCTAAAAAAGAGCCAGCCACGGATAAATAGTCATGCTACTTCCACTAGAGAGAAAGGAGGAAATCCCGCATGAAACAGTTTGGCATTCGTGGTAAAAGGATTCGCCCAAGTGACAAGGATTTAGTCTTTCATTTTACAGTAGCGTCCTTACTGCCAATTTTCCTGCTGGTTATCGGACTGTTTCATGTGAAGACAATCCAGCAGATTAACTGGCAGGACTTTAACCTATCACAAGTAGACAAGATTCACATTCCCTATTTAGTTATTAGTGTTAGTGTCGCAATTCTTGTCTGCTTGCTGGTGGCATTTCTATTCAAAAGATATAGATATGATACAGTAAAACAACTGTACCACCGTCAAAAGCTGGCTAAGATGGTACTTGAAAACAAGTGGTATGAATCGGAACAGGTCAAAACAGATGGCTTCTTCAAAGATTCGTCCAGTCGTACTAAGGAAAAGATAACCTACTTTCCCAAAATATTTTATCGCCTTAAAGATGGTTTAATACAGATGCGAGTGGAAATCACGCTAGGAAAATATCAAGACCAGCTCCTACACTTGGAAAAGAAATTAGAAAGCGGATTGTACTGTGAGCTGACGGATAAAGAGTTAAAAGATTCTTATGTGGAATATACCCTGCTCTATGACACCATCGCCAGTCGTATTTCTATTGATGAAGTCCAAGCCAAAGATGGCAAACTACGCTTGATGGAAAACGTATGGTGGGAATATGACAAGCTCCCTCACATGCTCATAGCTGGTGGTACAGGTGGCGGTAAAACTTACTTTATACTGACACTGATTGAAGCCTTGCTTTATACAGATTCTAAGCTCTATATTCTTGACCCAAAGAACGCCGACCTTGCCGACTTAGGCTCTGTGATGGGGAATGTCTACTACAGAAAAGAAGATATGCTCTCCTGCATTGACCGTTTCTATGATGAAATGATGGCACGAAGTGAAGCTATGAAAGAGATGGAAAACTATAAGACTGGCGAGAACTATGCCTACTTAGGACTTCCTGCAAACTTTCTTATCTTTGATGAATACGTGGCTTTCATGGAAATGCTGGGAAATAAAGAAAATACCGCAGTCTTAAACAAGCTCAAACAGATTGTCATGTTAGGTCGTCAAGCTGGCTTCTTTTTAATACTGGCTTGTCAACGTCCAGACGCAAAATATTTAGGCGACGGAATCCGTGACCAGTTTAATTTCAGAGTGGCACTTGGAAGAATGTCTGAAATGGGCTATGGCATGATGTTTGGCAGTGATGTACAAAAAGATTTCTTCTTAAAACAAATCAAAGGTCGTGGCTATGTTGATGTGGGAACAAGTGTCATATCAGAATTTTACACTCCCTTAGTACCAAAAGGTCATGACTTTTTGGAGGAAATAAAAAAACTAACCAACAGCAGACAGTCCACGCAGGCGACGTGCGAAGCGAAAGTCGCAGGTGTGGACTGATCTTGCTGGCTGGTGTGGCGATAGCCACGCCAGCACCTAACCCCCCGTATCTAACAGGGGGGTACAAATCGACAGGAAACAGTCAAAAAAATAGCAGAAAATTCTTTGATTACAAGGAGTTTAGAAAATTTCGTGGTATGTCAAATGAGCTTCAATAGTTGACATACCTTTTTTAATTGGAGGGATTTAACTGAATGAACAAACTTTGATACAGCATTTAAAGGAAAAACGGTTGGCTTATGGGCTATCTCAAAACCGACTGGCTATTGCTACAGGCATTACAAGGCAATATCTTAGCGACATTGAAACTGGCAAGGTTAAGCCATCAGACGAGTTGCAACAATCCCTTTGGGAAACTCTGGAACGCTTCAATCCCGATGCCCCACTTGAAATGCTCTTTGACTATGTAAGGATTCGCTTTCCCACAATGGACGTACAGCATGTGGTTGAAGAAATATTGCAATTGAAACTTTCCTATTTTCTTCATGAAGACTATGGCTTTTATTCTTATTCAGAACATTATGCCTTAGGCGATATATTCGTTCTCTGCTCTCATGAGATAGACAAAGGTGTTCTGGTGGAATTAAAAGGTCGTGGGTGCAGACAATTTGAAAGCTATCTTCTAGCACAACAAAGAAGCTGGTATGAGTTCTTTATGGACGCTTTGGTGGCTGGTGGCGTGATGAAACGCCTTGACCTTGCCATCAACGATAAAACAGGGATTTTGAATATTCCCACACTGACGGAAAAATGCCTACAGGAAGAGTGTATTTCGGTGTTCCGCAGTTTCAAGAGCTATCGCAGTGGCGAACTGGTACGCAAAGATGAAAAGGAATGTATGGGAAACACGCTTTATATCGGTTCATTACAAAGCGAAGTCTATTTCTGTATCTATGAAAAGGACTATGAGCAGTACAAGAAAAATGATATTCCCATTGAAGACGCAGAGGTTAAAAACCGTTTTGAAATCCGACTAAAAAATGAGCGTGCCTATTATGCAGTACGTGATTTACTTGTCTATGATAATCCAGAGCATACAGCTTTTAAGATTATCAATCGGTATATCCGCTTTGTGGATAAGGACGATTCAAAAGCACGTTCCGATTGGAAACTCAATGAAGAATGGGCATGGTTTATTGGAAACAATCGTGAACGATTAAAGCTAACCACAAAACCAGAGCCTTACTCTTTCCAAAGGACACTAAACTGGCTATCTCATCAAGTCGCCCCGACCTTAAAGGTTGCTATTACACTTGATGAAATTAACCAGACGCAGGTTGTGAAAGACATTCTCGACCATGCGAAACTGACAGACCGACACAAGCAGATTTTAAAGCAACAGTCGGTAAAAGAACAGGACGTGATAACGACAAAAAAATAACTTAAATACAAATTCACTGCATACAGAAAGGAGAACATTTTTATGAATTTTGGACAAAACCTTTATAACTGGTTTCTATCAAATGCTCAATCACTGGTACTTTTAGCAATCGTTGTAATTGGCTTGTATCTTGGCTTCAAGCGTGAGTTTAGTAAACTGATTGGCTTTCTCATCATTGCGATTATTGCGGTGGGCTTGGTGTTCAACGCTGCTGGAGTAAAAGACATTTTATTAGAGCTATTTAATCGCATTATCGGTGCTTAAATTAAACCGTTATTTTGTGGAATATAAGTGGTTTTCTTATGTTCCGCAAAAGAATGGTACACCAAACGAAGTGCGGTAGGGATTTTTGAATCTCTACAAAGAAAGGACGTGAACACATGGACGATATGCAAGTCTATATTGCCAACTTAGGTAAATACAATGAAGGAGAATTAGTCGGTGCTTGGTTTACCTTTCCCATTGATTTTGAAGAAGTCAAAGAGAAAATCGGCTTGAATGATGAATACGAGGAATACGCCATTCACGATTATGAGTTACCCTTTACGGTTGACGAATACACTTCTATTGGCGAACTCAATCGCCTATGGGAAATGGTATCGGAGTTGCCAGAGGAACTACAATCCGAGCTATCTGCTCTGCTCACTCATTTTTCAAGTATTGAGGAACTAAGCGAACATCAAGAGGATATTATCATTCACTCGGATTGTGATGATATGGCAGATGTCGCACGTTACTACATTGAAGAAACTGGAGTATTGGGCGAAGTGCCAACCAGTCTTCAAAACTATATTGATTACGAATCCTATGGTCGTGATTTAGAAATTTCGGGAACTTTTATCACAACCAATTATGGGATTTTTGAAATCGTCTATTGAAAGGATTGATTCTATGAAGAAAATACGAAGCTATACCAGTATTTGGTCTGTTGAGAAAGTGCTGTACTCCATCAACGATTTTAGACTTCCGTTTCCCATAACCTTTACGCAAATGACGTGGTTTGTCGTGTCACTGTTTGCGGTTATGATACTTGGCAACTTGCCACCTCTTTCCATGATTGAGGGAGCATTTCTCAAATATTTTGGAATTCCTGTGGCTTTCACATGGTTTATGTCTACAAAAACCTTTGATGGTAAAAAGCCTTATGGATTTTTGAAGTCTGTCATTGCTTATGCACTGCGACCAAAGCTGACCTATGCAGGGAAAAAAGTAACCCTTGGCAGAAACCAGCCACAAGAAGCCATTACGACAGTTAGGAGTGAATTTTATGGCATATCCAATTAAATACATTGAAAATAATCTGGTCTGGAATAAAGATGGCGAATGTTACGCCTATTATGAGCTTATTCCTTACAATTACTCATTCCTAAGTCCAGAACAGAAAATACAAGTGCATGATTCTTTCAGACAGCTTATCGCACAAAATCGTGATGGCAAGATTCATGCTCTACAAATCAGTACAGAATCCAGCATACGTTCTGCACAAGAACGTTCCAAAGAGGAAGTAACTGGCAAACTCAAAGTAATTGCCTATGACAAAATCGACCAACAGACAGACGCTTTAATATCCATGATTGGCGAAAATCAAGTGGACTACCGCTTCTTTATCGGCTTTAAGTTGCTTCTCAACGATCAAGAGTTTTCTATGAAAAGTCTTACCGTTGAAGCCAAAAATGCTTTGTCTGATTTTGTCTATGATGTGAACCATAAGCTAATGGGCGATTTTGTCAGCATGAGTAATGATGAAATCCTGCGTTTTCAGAAGATGGAAAAGCTCTTGGAAAATAAAATCTCTCGTCGTTTCAAAATCCGTAGACTGGATAAGGACGACTTCGGCTATCTGATTGAACATCTTTATGGACAGACAGGTACAGCTTATGAAGATTATGAGTACCATCTATCAAAGAAGAAGCTGGATAATGAAACGCTGATTAAATATTATGACCTTATTAAACCGACCCGTTGTCTGGTGGAAGAAAAACAGCGATACCTAAAAATTCAACAGGAAGACGAAACCGTCTATGTGGCGTACTTTACCATCAACAGCATTGTCGGCGAATTGGACTTTCCGTCCTCTGAAATCTTCTACTACCAGCAACAGCAATTTACATTCCCGATTGATACTTCTATGAATGTGGAAATCGTGGCAAACCGTAAAGCACTAAGCACCGTTCGTAATAAAAAGAAAGAACTAAAAGACCTAGATAACCACGCATGGCAAAGTGATAACGAAACCAGCTCTAATGTGGCGGAAGCTCTGGAAAGTGTCAATGAGCTGGAAAATAATTTAGACCAAAGCAAGGAATCCATGTATAAGCTCTCTTATGTGGTGCGTGTTTCCGCAAATGACTTGGACGAATTGAAACGTCGTTGTAATGAAGTGAAAGATTTTTATGACGATTTAAGTGTCAAGTTGGTACGACCATTTGGAGATATGCTGGGCTTACATGAAGAATTTTTACCATCAAGCAAGCGTTATATGAATGACTATATTCAGTATGTAACCTCTGATTTCTTAGCTGGACTTGGTTTCGGTGCTACTCAAATGCTTGGCGAAAATGAGGGTATTTATGTTGGCTATAGCTTAGATACAGGACGCAATGTCTACCTCAAACCTGCTCTTGCCAGTCAAGGGGTTAAGGGTTCAGTAACCAATGCATTAGCGTCTGCCTTTGTAGGTTCGCTAGGCGGTGGAAAATCCTTTGCGAATAACCTTATCGTCTATTATGCAGTGCTTTATGGGGCACAAGCAGTGATTGTTGACCCGAAAGCGGAACGTGGCAGATGGAAAGAAACCTTGCCAGAAATCGCTCACGAAATTAATATTGTCAATCTGACTTCTGATGAGAAAAATAAAGGCTTACTTGACCCTTACGTGATTATGAAAAATCCCAAAGATTCTGAATCACTGGCAATCGACATTTTGACGTTCCTTACGGGGATTTCATCACGAGATTCTGACCGTTTCCCTGTTCTACGAAAAGCCATTCGTGCTGTAACTAATAGTGAAGTGCGAGGTCTTCTGAAAGTGATTGAGGAATTACGGGTTGAGGGAACTCAAATAAGCACCAGCATAGCCGACCATATCGAAAGTTTTACAGACTATGACTTTGCACATCTGCTCTTTAGTGATGGATATGTGGAGCAGTCTATCAGTCTTGAAAAACAACTGAACATCATACAGGTTGCCGACTTGGTACTTCCCGATAAAGAAACCTCCTTTGAGGAATATACCACAATGGAGTTACTATCGGTGGCAATGCTGATTGTCATTAGTACCTTTGCGTTAGACTTTATCCATACAGACAGAAGCATTTTTAAAATTGTTGACTTAGACGAAGCGTGGAGCTTCTTACAGGTGGCACAAGGTAAAACACTGTCTATGAAACTGGTTCGTGCTGGACGTGCTATGAACGCTGGGGTATATTTCGTGACCCAGAATACAGATGACCTTTTAGATGAAAAGCTGAAAAATAATCTTGGTTTGAAATTTGCGTTCCGCTCTACTGACCTTAACGAGATTAAAAAGACCCTTGCCTTTTTCGGCGTTGACCCAGAGGACGAAAATAATCAGAAGCGATTGCGTGATTTGGAAAATGGACAGTGCCTTATCAGTGATTTATATGGTCGTGTCGGTGTGATACAGTTCCACCCTGTATTTGAAGAACTGCTCCATGCCTTTGATACCAGACCGCCTGTGCGAAAAGAGGTGTAAATGTGAAACCATCAATATTAAACAGAATAAAATCAAACTGGACGCTGAAGCGTCTAGGTAAAGTGGCAATGACAGTGGCTTTCACACTTGTGATTGCCATTTTTCTTTTAGCCATGATGGGAACAGTGGTTCAAGCTGCGGGCTTGGTAGATGATACAATCAATGTGGCAAATGAGTACAGCCGATACCCACTTGAAAACTATCAACTGGATTTTTATGTTGATAATAGCTGGGGCTGGCTACCGTGGAACTGGTCGGACGGAATTGGAAAACAAGTCATGTATGGCTTATATGCCATTACCAATTTTATTTGGACAATCAGTCTTTATGTTTCCAATGCGACTGGCTACTTAGTTCAAGAAGCCTATTCCCTTGACTTCATTTCTGCTACAGCAGATTCCATTGGCAAGAATATGCAGACCCTTGCAGGAGTTACGCCTAGCGGACTATCAACAGAGGGATTCTATGTTGGATTCCTCTTACTCTTGATTTTGGTTCTTGGGGTTTATGTTGCCTATACAGGACTGATAAAAAGAGAAACTACAAAAGCGATTCATGCCATTGTGAACTTTGTCATGGTATTTATCCTATCAGCTTCCTTTATTGCCTACGCTCCCGACTACATTAAAAAAATCAATGATTTTTCATCAGACATCAGTCAAGCCAGCTTATCACTTGGCACAAAAATTGTCATGCCCCATTCCGATAGTCAAGGCAAGGACAGTGTGGACTTGATACGTGACAGCCTATTTTCCATACAGGTTCAACAACCGTGGCTACTGCTTCAATACAACAGTTCAGACATTGAAAGTATTGGTGCTGACCGTGTGGAAAGTCTACTTTCAACCAGTCCAGACAGTAATAATGGAGAAGACAGAGAAAAAATTGTAGCAGAAGAAATCGAAGACAGAAACAATGTGAACATGACGATTACAAAAACTATTAACCGCTTGGGTACAGTCTTCTTTCTCTTTGTATTCAATATCGGGATTTCTATATTCGTATTCCTACTAACAGGAATCATGATTTTCTCGCAGGTGCTTTTTATCATCTATGCTATGTTTCTGCCTGTGAGCTTTATTTTAAGTATGATTCCATCTTTTGATGGTATGTCGAAACGAGCCATTACTAAACTCTTTAATACCATTTTGACACGAGCTGGAATCACGCTGATTATTACGACAGCCTTTAGTATTTCAACCATGCTCTATACCTTATCGGCTGGTTATCCGTTCTTTTTGATTGCCTTTCTACAGATTGTGACCTTTGCAGGAATCTACTTCAAACTGGGCGATTTAATGAGTATGTTTTCGCTTCAAAGCAACGATTCTCAAAGTGTGGGAAGTCGTGTGATGAGAAAACCTCGTATGCTTATGCACGCTCATATGCACCGCCTACAGCGTAAACTTGGACGCTCCATGACAGCTTTAGGTGCTGGCTCTGCCATTGCCAGTGCTACAGGAAAACAAGGACAGTCGGGTAGTTCTGGTAGGACACAAGCAGATCACACCCGTCCAGACGGACAGGAAAAATCAACACTTGGAAAACGTATCGGACAAACAATCGGAGCAGTTGCTGATACCAAAGATAAAATCGTTGATTCTGCTGGTAATCTCAAAGAACAGGTTAAGGATATTCCGACCAATGCAAGATATGCAGTGTATCAAGGAAAATCCAAAGCAAAAGAAAATGTTCGTGACCTAACTTCCAGTATTTCTCAAACCAGAGCAGACAGAGCCAGCGGACGCAAGGAACAGCAGGAACAAAGACGCAAAACCATTGCAGAGCGTCGCTCTGAAATGGAACAGGTCAAACAGAAAAAACAGCCTGCTTCTTCTGTTCATGAAAGACCGACTACAAGACAAGAACAATATCATGATGAACAGACCTCAAAACAGTCTAATATTCAGACTTCATATAAGGAATCTCAACAAGCCAAACAAGAGCGTCCAGCAGTTAAGTCCGATTTTTCAAGTCCAAAAGTGGAACGCCAAGGCAATACCGTTCAAGAAAAAACCGTTCAAAAGCCAGCAACTTCAACCACTACAGCAGATAGAACTTCACAACGTCCAATCACAAAAGAACGTCCGTCTACTGTTCAAAGAGTACCACTACAAAATACAAGAAGTAGACCACCAATCAAAACCGCCACCATTAAGAAAGTCGGTAAGAAACCATGAAGTTGAAAACTTTAGTGATTGGTGGTTCTGGATTATTCTTGATGGTCTTCTCACTGCTTCTGTTTGTTGCCATTTTATTTTCAGATGAACAGGACAGCGGAATTTCCAATATTCATTATGGAGGTGTGAATGTTTCCGCAGAAGTGCTGGCTCATAAGCCTATGGTAGAAAAATATGCCAAAGAATATGGCGTTGAAGAATATGTCAACATACTTCTTGCGATTATACAGGTGGAATCGGGCGGTACTGCGGAAGATGTTATGCAGTCCTCGGAATCCCTCGGTCTTCCACCTAATTCATTGAGTACAGAAGAATCCATTAAGCAAGGTGTGAAGTATTTCAGTGAATTATTAGCCAGTAGCGAAAGGCTCAGTGTAGATTTAGAATCGGTTATCCAGTCCTACAATTATGGTGGTGGTTTCTTAGGGTATGTGGCTAATCGTGGAAATAAATATACCTTTGAACTGGCTCAAAGTTTCTCAAAAGAGTATTCAGGTGGCGAAAAAGTGTCTTACCCCAATCCCATAGCCATACCTATCAATGGGGGCTGGCGATACAACTATGGCAATATGTTTTATGTGCAACTGGTAACGCAGTATCTTGTCACAACAGAGTTTGATGATGATACGGTACAAGCCATCATGGACGAAGCACTGAAATATGAGGGCTGGCGATACGTTTACGGTGGAGCTTCCCCGACTACTTCTTTTGATTGTAGCGGACTGACACAATGGACGTATGGAAAAGCTGGAATTAACTTACCACGAACCGCACAACAGCAATATGATGTGACCCAGCATATCCCACTATCGGAAGCACAAGCTGGCGATTTGGTTTTCTTTCATTCTACCTATAACGCTGGCTCTTATATTACTCATGTTGGGATATACCTTGGCAATAACCGTATGTTTCATGCAGGCGACCCAATCGGTTATGCCGACTTAACAAGCCCCTACTGGCAACAGCATTTAGTGGGAGCAGGACGAATCAAACAATGAGAAAGGAAGATTTAATGATGAAATTTAGAAAAAATCAGAATAAAGAAAAACAGATACCAAAGGAAAAGAAACCTCGTGTCTACTATAAGGTCAATCCTCATAAAAAGGTTGTGATTGCCTTGTGGGTACTTTTAGGGCTTAGTTTCAGCTTTGCGATATTCAAGCACTTTACAGCTATAGATACTCATACTATTCACGAAACAACTATCATAGAAAAGGAATACGTTGATACTCATCATGTAGAAAATTTTGTAGAGAACTTTGCGAAAGTCTACTATTCATGGGAGCAATCCGATAAGTCCATTGATAATCGAATGGAAAGTCTAAAAGGCTATCTGACAGATGAACTTCAAGCTCTCAATGTTGATACAGTACGCAAAGATATTCCTGTATCGTCTTCTGTAAGAGGATTTCAGATATGGACGGTAGAGCCAACTGGCGACAATGAGTTTAATGTAACCTACAGTGTAGACCAGCTCATTACAGAGGGAGAAAATACAAAGACCGTCCACTCTGCTTATATAGTGAGTGTCTATGTAGATGGTTCTGGAAATATGGTACTGGTTAAGAATCCGACCATTACCAACATACCTAAGAAATCAAGTTATAAACCAAAAGCCATTGAAAGTGAGGGGACGGTTGATTCCATTACAACCAATGAAATCAATGAGTTTTTAACGACGTTCTTCAAGCTCTATCCTACAGCGACAGCCAGTGAACTTTCCTACTATGTGAATGACGGGATATTAAAACCAATCGGAAAAGAGTACATCTTTCAAGAACTGGTAAATCCTATTCACAATCGTAAGGATAATCAAGTCACGGTATCGCTGACAGTGGAGTATATCGACCAGCAGACCAAAGCAACGCAGGTATCTCAATTTGATTTGGTACTTGAAAAGAACGGGAGTAATTGGAAGATTATAGAATAACAAATATTGGTACATTATTACAGCTATTTTGTAATCACGTACTCTCTTTGATAAAAAATTGGAGATTCCTTTACAAATATGCTCTTACGTGCTATTATTTAAGTATCTATTTAAAAGGAGTTAATAAATATGCGGCAAGGTATTCTTAAATAAACTGTCAATTTGATAGTGGGAACAAATAATTGGATGTCCTTTTTTAGGAGGGCTTAGTTTTTTGTACCCAGTTTAAGAATACCTTTATCATGTGATTCTAAAGTATCCAGAGAATATCTGTATGCTTTGTATACCTATGGTTATGCATAAAAATCCCAGTGATAAAAGTATTTATCACTGGGATTTTTATGCCCTTTTGGGTTTTTGAATGGAGGAAAATCACATGAAAATTATTAATATTGGAGTTTTAGCTCATGTTGATGCAGGAAAAACTACCTTAACAGAAAGCTTATTATATAACAGTGGAGCGATTACAGAATTAGGAAGCGTGGACAAAGGTACAACGAGGACGGATAATACGCTTTTAGAACGTCAGAGAGGAATTACAATTCAGACAGGAATAACCTCTTTTCAGTGGGAAAATACGAAGGTGAACATCATAGACACGCCAGGACATATGGATTTCTTAGCAGAAGTATATCGTTCATTATCAGTTTTAGATGGGGCAATTCTACTTATTTCTGCAAAAGATGGCGTACAAGCACAAACTCGTATATTATTTCATGCACTTAGGAAAATGGGGATTCCCACAATCTTTTTTATCAATAAGATTGACCAAAATGGAATTGATTTATCAACGGTTTATCAGGATATTAAAGAGAAACTTTCTGCCGAAATTGTAATCAAACAGAAGGTAGAACTGTATCCTAATATGTGTGTGACGAACTTTACCGAATCTGAACAATGGGATACGGTAATAGAGGGAAACGATGACCTTTTAGAGAAATATATGTCCGGTAAATCATTAGAAGCATTGGAACTCGAACAAGAGGAAAGCATAAGATTTCAGAATTGTTCTCTGTTCCCTCTTTATCATGGAAGTGCAAAAAGTAATATAGGGATTGATAACCTTATAGAAGTTATTACTAATAAATTTTATTCATCAACACATCGAGGTCCGTCTGAACTTTGCGGAAATGTTTTCAAAATTGAATATACAAAAAAAAGACAACGTCTTGCATATATACGCCTTTATAGTGGAGTACTACATTTACGAGATTCGGTTAGAGTATCAGAAAAAGAAAAAATAAAAGTTACAGAAATGTATACTTCAATAAATGGTGAATTATGTAAGATTGATAGAGCTTATTCTGGAGAAATTGTTATTTTGCAAAATGAGTTTTTGAAGTTAAATAGTGTTCTTGGAGATACAAAACTATTGCCACAGAGAAAAAAGATTGAAAATCCGCACCCTCTACTACAAACAACTGTTGAACCGAGTAAACCTGAACAGAGAGAAATGTTGCTTGATGCCCTTTTGGAAATCTCAGATAGTGATCCGCTTCTACGATATTACGTGGATTCTACGACACATGAAATTATACTTTCTTTCTTAGGGAAAGTACAAATGGAAGTGATTAGTGCACTGTTGCAAGAAAAGTATCATGTGGAGATAGAACTAAAAGAGCCTACAGTCATTTATATGGAGAGACCGTTAAAAAATGCAGAATATACCATTCACATCGAAGTGCCGCCAAATCCTTTCTGGGCTTCCATTGGTTTATCTGTATCACCGCTTCCGTTGGGAAGTGGAATGCAGTATGAGAGCTCGGTTTCTCTTGGATACTTAAATCAATCATTTCAAAATGCAGTTATGGAAGGGATACGCTATGGTTGCGAACAAGGATTATATGGTTGGAATGTGACGGACTGTAAAATCTGTTTTAAGTATGGCTTATACTATAGCCCTGTTAGTACCCCAGCAGATTTTCGGATGCTTGCTCCTATTGTATTGGAACAAGTCTTAAAAAAAGCTGGAACAGAATTGTTAGAGCCATATCTTAGTTTTAAAATTTATGCGCCACAGGAATATCTTTCACGAGCATACAACGATGCTCCTAAATATTGTGCGAACATCGTAGACACTCAATTGAAAAATAATGAGGTCATTCTTAGTGGAGAAATCCCTGCTCGGTGTATTCAAGAATATCGTAGTGATTTAACTTTCTTTACAAATGGACGTAGTGTTTGTTTAACAGAGTTAAAAGGGTACCATGTTACTACCGGTGAACCTGTTTGCCAGCCCCGTCGTCCAAATAGTCGGATAGATAAAGTACGATATATGTTCAATAAAATAACTTAGTGTATTTTATGTTGTTATATAAATGTGGCTTCTTGTTAAACGAGATGAAATATTTTTTAATAAAGATTTGAATTAAAGTGTAAAGGAGGAGATAGTTATTATAAACTACAAGTGGATATTGTGTCCTGTATGTGGAAATAAAACACGATTAAAGATAAGGGAAGATACTGAATTAAAAAAATTCCCCCTCTATTGTCCGAAATGCAGACAAGAAAATTTAATTGAAATAAAGCAGTTCAAAGTAACTGTGATTACAGAGCCAGACGCAAAGACGCAGAGCCGATAAAATGAGATTAATACAATCTCATTTTATCGGCTCTTTCCGTTATGTATGGATTCTTTTAATTAGTCTTCGATGTTTCTTGCTTCGTTGATACCGCTGGCTAAAGATTCCATTAAGGATAGTTCTTTGTCTGTAAAGCTATCCATGTATTTCTCTATCTGTAATCGTCGGGTGCTTTTTACCAAGTTATTAGCAGGTAAGAAAAATTCATCAACGGAAACATGAAGTAACGATACAAGGTCATAAAGAACTTGTATGCTGGGGTGTTGCCCTTTATTTTCAATATTAGTTAAGTACCGTGGGTCAATTTCAATCAATGCTCCCACTTGTTCACGAGTTAAACCTCGTTTCAATCGAGCTTCTTTAATGGCTAAACCAAAGGCTCTAAAATCATATTTATCTTCTTTTTTACGCATAGTAGACCACCTCTATACATTTTATTGTTCCTACTGAATTAAAAACAGGTATAGAAAAACGTGTTATATGGTTTATAGGTTTATATTTAATAAAAAGCACTACTAAACGCCAATAAAAAAAACCGTTATATGGTAGTGCTATTTACGCTGTTAAAATATTGTATATTACTTCCAAATGGCGGTTTGTTGGAGGTCAACGTCGCCATGAAGTACATCATATACAATAAATTTCCTTACATTGGGTTCTTGTCAAAAAAAGTCGTTTATCTGCAATAGATAAGTACGTCCACCAATGTGGTTTTATAAATCATATAGATAGAATAACAGAAGCATGTAAACAGAGAAATAAATCTGTTTATATGCTTTTTTGGCTATTCAGAACTTTTTTACAAAGTTTATTTATCAGTAATGCAACAAATCCCCCTTTCACATTGGGACTAAGAGTGAAAGGAGATAAACGAGCAAGGCTCACTTCCTTTCCTAGACAGAAAGGGGGTGAGAAACATGAAACCATCTTCTTTTCAGACCACAATAGAAAATCAGTTTGACTATATCTGTAAACGTGCTATGGAAGACGAGCGAAAGAATTATATGCTTTATCTTTCAAGGATTGCAAAGCGTGAGGTGTCCTTTTCGGATGTTGGCGATTATCTTGTTAGCCAGTTTGCGACAACAGATAACTATTCAACTGACTTTCAGATTTTTACACTCAATGGGTTATCAGTAGGCGTTGAAAATGATTTGTTGAGTGAAGCATTACGTGAGTTGCCAGACAAGAAACGTGAAATTCTACTGCTGTTTTACTTTATGGACATGAGCGATTCAGAAATTGCAGACCTGTTGAAATTGAACCGTTCTACTGTCTATCGGCATAGAACCAGTGGACTAGCCTTAATTAAAAAGTTTATGGAGGAATTTGAAGAATGAAAACACAATATCCTATGATTCCCTTTCCTCTCATTGTAAAGGCAACAGATGGCGATACCGAAGCGATTAACCAGATTCTACATCATTACAGAGGGTACATAACGAAGCGTTCCCTACGACTTATGAAAGATGAATATGGCAATCAAAGTATGGTCGTTGATGAAGTCTTACGTGGAAGAATGGAAACCAGACTGATTACAAAGATTTTGTCATTTGAAATTAAGTAATATCCTCTCTCCTTTCGTGGAAGCGTGCTAAACCATTCCACGCTTCCCGAACAGGGAGGTTTGTTATTCCACCAAAGCATATTGAGCTTTCAATGTGTTTTGATAGGCTAACGAGCCATTGTTCTTTGAAAACTGAATAAAAGTAATCGAATACGTTTCGATAAGAAAAGAGCCAACGGAACTAACCGCCATGACCTATCTTATAAAGATAGCGAGCGATTCATGTTAGTGATCCGAGAAGCAATCTTTAGCAGGATTGCCTGCAACGACATTCTTATCGTGATAATGATACTCCCATACAGTCAATAGTCCGAGCGTGATAAAACCGTCGCAGGCAATGAGTATGGCTACATGAGAACCATGCAGGGGTGGAACTCCCGTGAGCTTTGCTAAAGCTGTTCGATTGCTGGTAAAACAACTTTTATGAAATCCAAATAAGTGATTTGGAAAGGAGGATTTTATGAAGCAGACTGACATTCCTATTTGGGAACGTTATACCCTAACCATTGAAGAAGCGTCAAAATATTTTCGTATTGGCGAAAACAAGCTACGACGCTTGGCAGAGGAAAATAAAAATGCAAATTGGCTGATTATGAATGGCAATCGTATTCAGATTAAACGAAAACAATTTGAAAAAATTATAGATACATTGGACGCAATCTAGCGTCGCCAAAGGGTCTTGTATATGATAAAATAGTATTAAGTCGTATCAAGGCTCTTTCCATAAAGGAAAGGAGCAAATGCCATGTCAGAAAAAAGACGTGACAATAAAGGTCGAATCTTAAAGACTGGAGAGAGCCAACGAAAAGACGGAAGATACTTATACAAATATATAGATTCATTTGGAGAACCGCAATTTGTTTACTCGTGGAAACTTGTGGCTACAGACCGAGTACCAGCAGGAAAGCGTGATTGTATCTCACTTAGAGAGAAAATCGCAGAGTTACAGAAAGACATTCATGATGGTATTGATGTTGTAGGAAAGAAAATGACACTCTGCCAGCTTTACGCAAAACAGAACGCTCAAAGACCAAAGGTTAGAAAAAACACTGAAACTGGACGCAAATATCTTATGGATATTTTGAAGAAAGACAAGTTAGGTGTAAGAAGTATTGACAGTATTAAGCCATCAGACGCTAAAGAATGGGCTATTAGAATGAGTGAAAATGGTTATGCTTATCAAACCATCAATAACTACAAACGTTCTTTAAAGGCTTCATTCTATATTGCTATACAAGATGATTGTGTTCGGAAGAATCCATTTGACTTTCAACTGAAAGCAGTTCTTGATGATGATACTGTCCCTAAGACCGTACTAACAGAAGAACAGGAAGAAAAACTGTTAGCCTTTGCAAAAGCTGATAAAACCTACAGCAAAAATTATGATGAAATTCTGATACTCTTAAAAACAGGTCTTCGTATTTCAGAGTTTGGTGGTTTGACACTTCCAGATTTAGATTTTGAGAATCGTCTTGTCAATATAGACCATCAGCTATTGAGAGATACTGAAATTGGGTACTACATTGAAACACCAAAGACCAAAAGTGGCGAACGTCAAGTTCCTATGGTTGAAGAAGCCTATCAAGCATTTAAGCGAGTGTTAGCGAATCGAAAGAATGATAAGCGTGTTGAGATTGATGGATATAGTGATTTCCTCTTTCTTAATAGAAAGAACTATCCAAAAGTGGCAAGTGATTACAACGGCATGATGAAAGGTCTTGTTAAGAAATACAATAAGTATAACGAGGATAAATTGCCACACATCACTCCACATAGTTTGCGACATACATTCTGTACCAACTATGCAAATGCAGGAATGAATCCAAAGGCATTACAGTACATTATGGGACATGCTAATATAGCCATGACGCTGAACTATTACGCACATGCTACATTCGATTCTGCTATGGCAGAGATGAACCGCTTGGAAAAAAAGAAACAGCAGGAACGTCTTGTTGCTTAG